GAAAGAGTGTTTGAATCTATGATACAAGCAGGCACACCATGTCCAATAGATGGTAAGATTGGTAAAGAAGCTCAAGCATTATGGGGTAAATACGATCACGAAAGACCAGACTATAATACATATGTAAAACGTATGGACGATAGAAAAAAAGCTGATGAAGCTGAACAAAAAAGAATTGCAGAAGAAAAAGCAAAGGCTGAAAAAAAGAAAGCAAACGAAGAAGCTAAAAATAAAAAAAATATAGAATGGAAAGATCCTAGATGACAAGAAAGACTAACACAGCATTAATTGCATTGTTAGGTACAATACTTATGGGACTTAGCACCTGGGTGCTTATCACATTGATAGAACTTCAAACAATAGTAGCCATGTTGCAAACAGAAATATTATCTCTTGATAAAGTGATTGGCCGTATTTACGCACACATGGATAGGTTATCACAATGATTTGGATATTAGCAATGATAATAGGAGTAGTATATGCGATGTACGTTATTGGTAAGTTTGCTGATGATAATAATCCTTTCAACTTCCACAAAAGGTGATTCGATAACTACAGGTAACTTACTGCCAAATGCAGGTGATGGTGTAGATTGGAACTCTAACGCTACTGATCAAATTAATCCAGGTGGTTCGGGCACTGTATCTAATGGTGCAACAATGAATGGATTTGATGTAACGTGTCCAGCATCACAAGCTAATTGTGGATACAAGTATAGTAATGGTGGTGACTTTGAAGTTACAGGCACATCTACATTGTCTGTTGATGATATACCACTAACAAATAATACTAGAACACAAGAGATGTTGGACAATGGTATAACTTTAAATAGTTATATTGATGTTGCAAACTGTGATAGTCAACCAGGTAACTGTGAAGGTAGATCAGGAAACGCAGACTCGCATACAGTCACAATAGAATTAAAAGACTCATCAGGTAATACTTTATCTACAACCACACAAACAAGAACAGAGATAGTAGGATTTCAAGGAAACTGTAATGGTTATCCAGGAAATAACTCTGGAGGTCAAACTGCAAACTGTGGTCAATATAATGACCAAGTAATATATAACAATTCAGGATCAAATAAAGCTGATTGGTCTTGGAGTGGTACAGATAACAACACAGGTTCAGGCCAACGAGGTGGTCCTAACTTATTAGGTGCAGCTCTTACAATGACTTACGATGATACTGTATTAAATCAAGATGCATCTGATTCTTTAGATCAAGTGCAAGATGACTTAGGAAATTTAGATGATCAAGTCTTTGATGATGTGCAAGAATTTTTCTTTGAAGAAAACTTTACGTTTGATGAAGAGCCACAGTTTGAAATGGAGATGCCTATGGAAATGCCAATGGATACGTTTCAGTTTGCAGAGGAATTTATTGAAGAGTTTTTTATGGAATTAGAACCACAGTTTATGATGGAGCCAGAAGGCATGATAATGGAAGAAGGACCTATAGTTATGTTTGCTGACGATGTCATGATGGAAGAGGTGTACGAAGAGTCAAATGAAATAGTTGCAACATTCTTACCAATGATGCCACCAGAGGAAGAAGAATCATTT